GGGGAGGGGCGGGCCGCAGGCCCGGGGCCGTTACCTAACGATCCTAATGACCTCGCCGTGGGGCATGGCGTCGCTGGGCTGGCCGCCGGGGGAGATAGCCCGGTGATGGGGATGCGCGTATAACTGGTACCGTATAGTTGATAGCTTATATAGTTGATGGCGAAATGGTGTGTATATGTTCGGCCAAGGTGTAATAAATTGGTATGCTTTGTGTACTATACTTTACGATTAGATATATTTTGCCTCCTATCCGGCTTTCAACTTGGAGCGTCTTTGGTCCCCTAACGGGGACGGCCGGGAACCGGGGCTTCGCCCCGAACCCCGGGGGACCGTATCGGATGTGATAGGATGCCCGCGGAGTACCCGACCCGCCCGTTCGTGGACTATCTTAACTACGCCTTACTGGTTAAAGAGATGCACGAAAAGGGTATACACGTTTTCCGAGTAGTTTCTCCCTTAGGTTTTTCTACGCACCGTTATGCATTCCGTACGGGAAGTCGGGCTACTGATAGTGTAGTCTGTACGATAGAAAGGCAGGAGTTAATAGAAATGCTAAGCGAGGGGGATTATGACTCCCTGGCTACTTACGTGGGCATTAATGCCTGTTTCGAGCTATGACCGTTAACGAGCATTCTATTATACGGAGGGCCCTGTCTCCCCATAACCTGGCTATGGTAAGAGAATATCGCGATAGAGTTCCTGTAAGCGGCAAATACAGGTTCATCGATGTCGATAGGAATCTTACTTTGAATTCGTATAAGACGGTATGTTTTATGGACGAGTCCGTTATCCTAGAACTGATAGAGTTGGGGGGCATCCAGTCCCTGCTGTCTTACATCCAGATTGAGAGGTATTTCGGACAATGACGGATACTACGGCCTATCGGGTTGCCGAGCGATACGGACTGGATATCACGGAGACTCTTGGCGGTCTCTGGTTCTACACGGTCGAACCGCGTCCGTGTAAGCATGGCCTGCATTTTAAACGGACCTTCCTGCTCGCGATTGAGACGGCCTACGCCGACGATCTGGTCGAGGAACGAGTCCTCACCGCACTTCTTACCCGGGCATTTCCTTAGAACCGCTCAGCGTCAGCCGGAATTTTCTGTATGTATACGATACTGAGAGTAGTCAGCAAACTAAAATCAGGAGTGGTCCAAAATCTTCCGTTAGGTAATTTATATATTTTTCCGTCACATTTTACGTATCCGGAGGGCAAAGTAACACTGTTAATATTTAAATTTCCATTTCCGTATAACAAGACAGTCCCTACTGGCACAGCATCAATCGCTTTCTCCAGTCCCTTGATAAACTTGTTATCGGGACTGAATGATGGCACCTCTACGCTGTCAATCGGATCAGTTACCTCGTACAGGCGGATTGGGCCGTTAACGTTTACTCGACCTTTCTTATCAATATATACTGACAGAGACTGGGACGGGACGAATTTCTCGGAGATCGGTATATCGCTAAGTCTAGCGAGGCCATGGGCAAATCTCCTCCCCGACAGAGCTAGAGGGTCGGTGAAGAGTGAGGGGTTATCAGTCATGCTTCCATAGCCAGTCTGGCAGAACGTCGCCGATACGGCTGTCAATAAACCTGAGGGTCTTCCTGCCGACCCGTATGGCCACGGGCTTTACGATCACCTCGGCAAACATGACTCCGGCAAAAGCTGAGACGGCAGTGTGGATATCGTTGGGCGAAATCATGCTAGACTGGGAGATAAAGTCTGACTACAGTGCCTTCAACAATAACCGGTCTGCTCGAGGCGCATGGGACGGGTCGATTCTGGGAGATTCTGTCGGCCGGCTGGATATCCGAGCACGTCCGGCCGGGCGAATTGGCCGTAGGGGGGGAGCTGGAGAAGCTGTTCGGGGACCAGGAGCCGGAGAGAATCCTCAGGTTCTCGGAAAACTCTATAAAGGATGGCGTATACCTCAAGGTAGGGGGAGGGAGGGGGTATTGGAGGTTTGAAGGGATAGAGATTGGTACGGAGAAGCGGCCGGGAGTCATTCGCCGGGCGTTGATGGGGGCGGTAGTGGGGGCGGTTTGGGTCGAGAGGAAAGAGATTTAGCACTGTTTCTTCCGCGAAGCGGGAGGGGCCTTCGTGTATTTTGAGGCAAAATTCACCATAAATCTGACCCCTAAGCGTATTTTCACAAATTCCCTGGGGGGGCCTTCGTGTAGTTTCGGGGGGCCTTCGTGTAGTTTCGGGGGCCTTCGTGTAGTTTTGGGGGCCTTCGTGTAGTTTTGAGATCCCTTGCGCTGCAAGGGTTGTCACAAAAGCACAAATACACGAAGGGGTAGAAAAGTGTGTTAAATCCCTGAAACCTCTTGCGCTGCAACCGATCCAGGCGAAGGGGGGCCTTCGTGTAGTTTTAAAATTTTCCATAAATTACACGAAGGGGTCAAACCCCCTGCGCTGCAGTGGATCTCAGGTTTTGTGAAAAAAAATTTTCCATAAAAACGGCAATATTTTCCATAAAAACGACCAAATTTTCCATAAATAAAACTACACGAAGGCCTCCGAAAATACAGTTAGGCCCCCCCTCCTCCCGGGGTGTTTTTTCCCCCGATCGGGGGGTCTGGAAAAACCGCCATCTGAAACCCCTTGCGCTGCAAGGGATCTCGATTCGGCCAAAACGAAATTCTCGGCAATTCCATGTAAATTCTTGGAGTAATATTTTCCACATATTTTTGTTTTTTACTATCTTTTTTCCTCCAACAAAGAGAGAATATATGTGTTTCTTTTAATCTCCATTTCTCAGAGTTTTGCCGATCGGCCTTTTGGACGTGCTGCCACCTCCTCGCGATACGCCCCCTCGCCGCGCTACAGTGACCAGGTCTCGGCCGAGATCCGCAGGCGCCTGCGGTTAAGGGGAAATCAGGCCCCTATACGTTGAAGCAGAGGGGCTAAGGGCCGACCTTTAGTTAAACGCGGTGATTCCGCACCCCACTGCTTAAACAACACAGGAATCTTATGATAAGATGTGGGAGTAGCTAAATTCCCCCCCCCATGTCCCACGATTATCCGCTCCATTCTCCCGACATTGTCGACAGCCCGGAGGGCCGTGCCTATCTGGCCAGGGTTGTCAGCGAGCCGATTCCAGCCAACCTCATGACCGATGAGGAGCTACGAATGGCCGTAAAAGCTCAGCAACAGTTCCTTGCCAAACTCGCCGAAGTCGCCAAGGGAAAGGAAGAGACACTGGCAGTACAGGCACGTACTGTCGAAGTCATGCGTGAGGATACCGGCCTCCTGCGGGAGGAAAAGAGCAAGCTCGAGCTCTTACGGGTGATGGCTGATCACCAAAGCAATCAGCAGGACCGAGAGCTCCAGGCCAAGCAGATCGATACGTCCAAGGACATTTTTAAAACCGCCTGTGATACCATCCTAGCCTACAGCAATAACCATAAGGGTGAAGCGTACACCCATATGGCCGTAAAGAGTATCTCTCAGTCCGCAGCCAAAATCGCCCAGTCAGGATCCCAAGGTTTCGCGACTCTGCCGGAATTCGCTCCTCCCCCCGACCTGGAAGCCCGAGTGTCCCGAGCCCTAGAGCAAGGGATGCGTTGGAACTCTAATAATCTCCGGCCGTCCAGACCCGCTACCGTTTTCCGTAAACTGGCGGAGTGGGAAAAGGACTATGAAAACGGCAGGTCCTTTGCCGATCTGAATTACATCGCTGAGAAGAATTACAGGTTCATTGAGTCGACCTATAGCCGGCCGTTCATAGCCGGCCTCTGTACGGCCCTAGAAGGGGCCTCTGGCACCCCCCCGGCTAGCACGTACCTCACAACCCGTTTCAAGGCTGCTACAGAGGCGTACAGGGGGCAGTCTGTGACCGTTACAGTGATAGAACCTGATGCCATATCTTCTGAGGACTATGCTAAGGCCCTGAGTGAAGAGATTTACGGATATACCGATGCTGACGTCGTAACGATATTGGTCGATCGAATCAAACGGCACGGGGGCGTCCACAAACTGACCCCCGAGCTAATCCGGAAAACCTGTACGGTGAAAAGGCTACCCACGTTTATCGAGTGGGATTCGAGCCATGTCACGGATATGGAAAGATTCGGTGCGCTGAGGGAGGGCTTTTACGACCACCTGTATGAAAGGTTTGTCCGAGAAGATTGACTACTCGGACCGTATCGAGAACAGCCCCCGGGCCTGCGGCCCGGGACGGCGCTAGCTTTTTGAGATGCCCTTCAGCAGTTCTTCTGACTCTTCTCCCGAAAGATCGAAAAGGCTCTTCACCACTTTCGCAAACTTCTCCCTGGGAATAATCCCTGTCGGTTGGGGTAAAGATACTGGTTTGTTACAGTCAGCTACGTACACCGACGGATCACAATCCAAACCACACTGGAATTCTACGACGTTCAGGGTTGGGAATACGTCGAGATTACTCCACCGGTAAAGCAGTTTCTCCCCATTCGCGAATCTCTCCTCATTGAGGCGGTTGATCCGGTCGACTGCTTTTGACTCCGGGCTCCCTCCACCGCTCTTCGCGTACCACTCCTGCCAGATGATGCCAGACGTCACGTAGAATATGAACGCCTCGTCATCCTGAATCGCAAGGAGCTTATCGCACATCTCGTTCATTCCGGTAAGAACGTTAATCTTCTTGAACTTAATATCCGGAGAGAATGGGCCGTAATCCTTGTCAAACCCGACCTTCCTGATATCAGCGTACAGAGCCTCAATGTCCACGCTGGGAAGTGGGATGCCTTCCACATGCCTAGCGCGGATCATTAACCAGATAAGTTCTGCCAAGTAGTAACTGTGATTATCGTTATTCGGCCTCGACGTGCTCCGGTACCACTGGTGTCTTTTCCTATCTAGCTGTGTCTTTACGTGACAGCAGATCATATCGTAGTGTAAGACGTCTCGGTACAACTGAGCAAAGAGCTTGAGATGCCCGTCGGTCTCAAACTTTTTCTCCTTCCTAATCTCCTTAGTTATGTCCCGAATATTCATGGCGGAGTTAGCGATCATGAACTTGAACAGCAGTTCGTAGTGAAAAGCTGAGCCGGCAATAGCGTTATCCACGAACTTGGATATAAACCCAACATACGCCCCTTTAGACGTCATTCTCCCCCGCTGTTTACCGCTAGAGTCCAGAGCCTGGTCCAGAGAAACCGTGTCGATAATCCCGTTACTGTGGAGAAACAGGAGACATGAGAGCTCAAAGTTACCCGCGTAGCTCTTGGCGATCCGCACAACGTTATTCCGGACAGCAACGTCCCGCATCTCACGATTAAATTCAGCCGCTGTAAGCCAGCCAGTAATGTCCTGAAGGATTTTCCATCCCCGCAGGTTTGGCGAGGTCAGCATGGCCCGGAGCAGGTTGGTCCGGTTCCCGTTCGTATTCTTGATCGATCCGATCACCTGGTTCTTACAGAACTCTTGCGGATCCTCGTACGCATCGGACAGCTTTTTGACAAACTTGTCCTCGTTAAAGATCTTTAAAAGCTCGAAGGACGGATTGGCCAGAACCTCTTTGATATAGAGACGAGCCGCAATCCGCATCGTCTCCGAATCGCAATTCGGATTCGACGCCACCGCCTTCCTGATCCGTGTCGACTTCGTAGCGTCCCACACCTCCCTCAGGGACTTCTGGTCCGAGTCGGGGTCCGTTGCCTGCTTGTACAGCAGGGTCAAATCAGTACTGCTCATTTCCGGCCTCCACGGCGCCGTGTCGATGTGGTCGCTACGCGCTCGGTGATGTCGCACCACAGCTCATTGCTGCACTCTACACTACAGCAGAACTCGGCGGCGTAAAGGGACTTGTACTGGGTTCGCTTACCGCATACCCCGCAGCGACCCGTCTGCTTCTGGCGGTAGTAGGTGTCGTCGTGACAGTAGACGTAAGGCTCTTCGGGACCGAAGTATTGCCGTTTGGGGCGGACGTACCCGCCACTGTTGTTGGCCATGAGCCAAGATCGATGTAGAACGTAAATAATCCTAGCACAGATTTTCGTCCCTGTGTGACATCGACTTCCTGATCTCCGCTTCCCGTTTAACGACGTTCTTTAATTCGCGGCGGGCCATTACCTGGAGAGCGGAGATCGTATCGGACAGAGACTTCTTACCCAACAGCTCTTTCCACTCCAGCAGCTCGTCGTAATTCTCCCCCTTGATCTTGATTGTCCGGTAGGTCCCGGGCGCGGAAACGGGCCTCTCGGGCACAGGAGGCTCCATCCGGCCAGCAATTTCTTCCAGTTTCGAGACGGGATCCACGGGAACGTGTGTAAAGTAAATGTAGTGACACCTTAGCAGTCCTTTGAAAAAGCAAAAGCGCTACCCGGAAATCTACGTCGAGGCGGACTGGCTCACGACCCGTGACGATCTGATCTACAAAGTGATCAAGATTGACGAGACGACCTACAAGGTCATCCTAGAGCACCCGGTCCTGGGCAAGACCGTAGAACTCTACGAGCTCGATCCGAACGACAATACCCTTTGCCTGAAGAGCGTTTTCCCCGTCGAGATGCAGGACGGCGAGGAGGAGATGGAGATAGTAAAAGACTACTACAATAACTTTCTGCTAGAGGGTCAAGAGACTTACATAGAGTACTATAACAAGGACGTAGGATATTTCCTGCTGTCCAGGAATATCGGGGTGTACGGGGTAGGCGACACCGAAATAGAGTAAGGGCTATGACAATCGAAAATAACCGCGTTGCCAGTGTCTCCCTGGTCACCGAGCTGGTCTCGGATTTCCTGTCCTACTCGACTTCTATATACAACCGGGCATTGCCGGATATCGTCGACGGGCTTAAAATCGCCCAACGCCGGTCCCTACTCGGACTCAAAGACCTGTCCTTAACCAGCAAATCCCCCTACTGCAAGGTGTCACGGCTGGAGGGGCACGTCTTGGGCAAGTATCACCCGCAAGGTGGATGTTCGGGGACCGTAATCAACATGGGTCAGCAGTCGGCCATGCGCTACGTGCTTACGGATATCCACGGAAACGCGGGCGGTAGTATCCAAACCGGACCGGCTATCGGCCAGTTGATTAGCGAGGATGCCCCAGCCGCCTCCAGGTACCTCGAGGTCCGGGCAACACCGCTCTGTGAGTCGCTATACCTGTCTCAGATCGATAGGGGGCTGGGGTTGTGGCGTCAGAACTATGACGACACCACGACCGAGCCGGTCCGGATCGTCCCCGCTCTGCCCGCTCTGCTCCTGACCGGAGCCCAGGGCATCGCATCGGGCTACGCGTGCTATCACGTCCCCTACTCCGTCAAAGACGTGGTCTCGGTGACTTCTGCCTGGATACGGAACCGGTCACTCTCGGATAAGCAGATTGTCTCGAAGTTCTCCGAGCCCCCCGAGCCGCCACAGGGAGGACGGGTCGAAAAGTCCCCGGGCCTTTCCGAGATCATCCTGCATGGCCGGGGTCAATTCACCGTTTACGGGGAGTGGGAAGTTGACGACTCGATGCCGTGGCGGAAAAAGTCGGTCCGGCCGGGCATCGTGATCACCCGTCTCGCCCACGGTTCGTCGGAAAAGTTTCTTGAGAAGGTGCGAGATCTCGCCGATACGGATAGGCTGCCTGGCCTCATCGATGCCGCGGATCACTCGAGCCGGGACGGGATACGAATCGTCCTGGTAGCCAAGACCGTCCCCGAGCGTGATGAGATCCTCGCCACGCTGGTGGCGGCTACGGGCCTAAAGCATCAATACAATGTGAATTGTACGGCTGTAGGGTTGGACGGAATGCCCAGGACCGTGGGTGTCCGAGACGTCATTGAGGCCTGGTATGGGGAGCGGGTCTCATACCTGACGCAGCGGTACACGGCGGAGAAGGCATCTCTCGAGAGTGAGAGCGAAAAACTTACCGGGTTAGTAACGATTCTGGACGAAGTCGGCAGGTTTGTGGATATTGTGAAAAAGTCATCTGACAAGGTGACCGCGGTAGCCGCCATCTCAAAGCGGTGGAAACTCACCGAACCCGTGGCACGCTATCTCCTAACCATTCCGATCAGCACGCTGATCCGGACTGAAGGGGAGAAGGTACGGCTCGAGCTGGAGAAGATTAGGGGAGATATCGCTTCCCTCGAGCCGCTATGCTCCACCGGCGGCGATTTAGATACCCATATCCTATCTCAAATCGCCTCTCAGAGGGGCCTACAAGGCCCAGGAAGGTGCCTCTGGATGACTGTAGGTGTCCCGGTGGCCAAAGCGGTAAATAAGCCTATCCCCGTGAAGGAAAAAATTATAACCGAGGGCAGAGGGTTGGGCATGTCGGTACGATCCGTAAATCAGTGGATTTCGGATAATATCGGCAAGGGCAGTATAGCGACGAAATGGGATCTGTACAAGGAGGAATATGAGCACCGGGTGTCAATGACAACGAGAGCGGGTAAACAACGACGGAAGGAACGTCTTCTCGCTCTTCGGGCCGACGCGGAGTCTCGGGGACTACCGACTCGCGGCAGGTACGGGTGGAAATCTTTTATGGCCGGACACGAATCTGCGCGGATTGACCGAATCGTGCTAGACTTAGAGGCGTGGATTGAACAACATGCCAAACCCAGTAAAACTGCAACTGACACCCGAGCAACTAGCCCTCGCTCACGCCGAGGCGGAAAGACGTCAAACGGTTAACGAGGCAAAGAGGCTTTCCGGACGGAACCGAGCCCCGGCATTGGGTGAAAAGGCCCTAGCCATGCACAGGCTCGGAGCGGTAGGTGAGGTGGCCGCCGCTGTCCATTTAGGACTCGAGGCGTACCTGTTCTCCGAGCAACTTGCCGTGAGAGGAAGCGCAGATCTGCCCGGAGACATTGAGGTAAAAACCCGCAGCAGGCACAAGTACGACTTGATCGTACAGAAGGGGGAGAGACCGGATAAAAAACTGATCCTGGTGACCGTGGAGGGCGACAGTACACTTCTCCACGGCTGGTGTATGGCCGGTGACGTGATGCGGGAGGAGTTCTGGGCCGATGTGGCCAGGAACGGCCGCGCCGCGTACTTTGTGCCGAAATCAGAACTTCGCCCCTTGACCGACCTGCTACCGTTGAAAGCGGGGTAAGCACAGAGAACAAATGACCGCGACGATTCTGTTTCTCGCACTCATCGTTTACGTGATCGCAATTGATCAGAACGTCGCGGACTACATATACCTCCAGTTGGTCCGGGTCCCATTAATCACCCTGCAGTCAAAAGCCCTCCAGCTCAAGCTGTATGTTTCGCTGAGGTGGGACATTTACATGATGCGGAGAGGAGTCGTGCCCAAGAAGTTTTATGACATGGCCTCTGAAATCCGCAACAGCCTCAACGACCCAGACTGAGCTAGAGTCGACCCCTTGGTACGAGTTCGGCTCGTATCTGGACTGCTGCAGGGCGCTCGGAATAGCCCCGAGTGTCGGGCGCTGGGCCGCGTACACACGGTACTACCGATCCGTGTTAGAGTCGGAGCAGAGTTGATCCCATCCCATGTTCCTCAACGATTTTGAACAAGACCTGCTCCAGTTCACTGGAGCTGTAAACTCGATGCTAGAGCGTTCTCTAGACGTCGTCGATCAGGCGGAGATCAAGTCAGCCGACTCGGACAGGCTTTCAAATCTGCTAATCGGCCTGAAGGAATACGTCTCCTGCTCTGAAAATGACCTTCGTGAGCGCCTTGAGGAGTTTATTAGGCAGGGTTATGCGACTGGGATGAGGGGGACTGTGGAAATCGACGAGAACGGGACGATTCAGTTCCCGGAATACGTTGTCAAGCTTCTGGGTTGGAAGCCGGGAGACGTTTTGTCCTGGGAAAACAATTCCAACGGGTCCGTAAGTGTCAGAAGTTTGGGTTAATAGCTTGGTTCAGGGCGTATCTTCGTCCGATACGATCGAAGACGGGAAAGCTGTGCTCGTTTCAACGGCCTGGGGACCCTCGGATCAGGGGTTTTATCGGGCCCGGTCGTGTTATTTACTGGTCAGGGAGAGGTTTCGAGCCGAGACGCTGGTAATTTACCCCGCGGTGGGAGATTTTCTGCCTATTTTTGGCTGTGAGTACATCGAATTGCCGCATAAACGGTTCGGGGCGGTCGATTTTCACCCCGTAAACGGCAATATCGCCCCGGTGGCTGACTATCTCAGCAACGAACCCGACCGAACGGTCGAAAAGTCCGCCCATTACGACTTGGATACCCATTTTTCCCCGAAACTCTGGCTGGAAAGGGGCTCGGATCGGGATATTTACGCGAGATTCCAGGAAAAAGCCAAAAAGTACGTCTCAACGTACCTGGGGATGTTGGCTGACCACTCCAGCGTCTCTGGAGACGGCCCTCACACCCACATTGGCTATAACAGCTACATGGCCGAGCACGACCCGGCCCATGGTATACTCAAGTCGTACTTCGGGCCCGAGTTCGCTCGTGACTACATTGAAAAATTCCTGTTCCCGTGTCCGGTTCGTTGTTAGTTCTTCATTTTCGAAGACTATTAAGCTAGAAATGCTTGACGAGTTTAAATGGTTGAGCGAAAATGCTCCGGATTCGTTAGCGATTCACATGTCTCCGAGTAACTGCAGGGAATTTGATGAGGAGGGGGTGTTTCTCAACGAGTTATGCATGGTCCGGATTACCAATCAGCAGGTTTATAAGATCCTGTCCCGCATCGACAAGTTGCTTTTGCATACGGAGAAGGGAATTGAGTCCAAACTGGGTAAACTGTTTGAGCCTGAGACCCGGAGTAAGTCTGGCCGCTGGTCGGGACACGGGCCCGGGTCGGTAAAGATCTTTTCCCCCACACTTATGTGCTGGTACGATGGCCGTGACTGGAGAAAAATCGATCCGAAGACATGGTTCTGATCTGTCCGGGCCGAATGACCAAGACTCACGGCCAGTTCCTAGCCGATCACCCCACAGCGACTAAGTATAAATACTTAGGCGTCGACGTGGGGTCAGCCGACTTCCTGTACGAGTCAGAGTCTCCGGAACTCACTCTGTGTACGAATGAGAAATTTATCCTCGAGCTGCACAAGTTCCTCTCCATGCCCCGTTCGACCCGGATCGTCAGGGAGGTATGGGAACAAGAGTTTTTGTCCGGTACGGATATAGTTCGGTCTCGGGACATTCTTAGAGTCCACAACCACCGCAGCGTTTTGAGGCTTAAGGTCTTACGGGACTGGAAAGACGTGGCAAAATACTACTGTCTCCTGGCACAAGCCGGCTACTCATATCATTACGAGAAGAGGAAACTTGTTGTAGATCTGCTTAACCCCATAACACCCCCGTACGACCGTATCGACGAGTGGAGAAAGAGGACTGAGGGCAGGAGGATACGATATCGACCGAAGAGTATTTATTGCCTACCTACGTCCCTAATTGATACGGAGACAGCGATCTACATCCACCTGCCTCTGCAGTTCGGTCAGTACGGGTGCGGATATGCCTGGAGCAGGAGAAAACTGGCCTTCATGGTCTCCCAGCTAACCGAGCTGGCCGGCTTAGGCTACAAAATAGTGGTCAGTGCGGCGCATGGGAAATACGGCCGTGAAATGCCAATTGCCCGCAACCTTTTACCCCCACCGCTCTTCACCCCTTTCATATACTACGAGTTGAAAGCTAAAAGTAGGTATGGGTTCAACAACTCGAGTTCCGAGGTATTTTATTGTGCGAATTTCTGACGAACCTGCTATGGGACATCACGTCCTCCTGAATCTGTACGACTGCGATGAAAGTCGTCTGTCGGACCTAGCTGGTTTTGAAGGATTTGCTGATAGCCTGCTGCCAGGCTGTAATGCCCAAGTCCTTAATCGGCTCGGGCATCAGTTCAGCGGTATGGGGGACGGCTTCACGTCCCTGTATCTACTAACCACCTCGCACTTCTCGGTTCATAGCTGGCCGGAGTACTGCTCCGCCGCGGTAGACATTTTCACCTGCGGTGCGGTGGATACGGACGAGATCGTAAAGAAGATCGTGATGTACTTCCGGTCCTCTCGACACTCGCTGTCCGATGTGCTAAGGTGACGGGGTACTCAGCAAACTGCTCCATCCATGGCGAAGAAACCGTCCTTGACAAACGCTAGCGCTCTGAAGTTTGAGAGCAATCCGAAAAAGACCAGGCAAGGTCGTGGGATTAATACGAAGTTGAGTGCGACGAGCCGTAATGGCCGTAGAAAAAGGTACCGGGGTCAGGGCTGACGCCCGTTTTCTGCGGGATTAGCAATCTGGTTGAATGCACCGAACTCATAATTCGGCATAGGTGGGATCGTTCCCCACATCCCGCAGAGAAAAACCGATGGATGGCGGAATTGGCAGACACAGCGCACTCAAAATGCGCCGCCGAAAGGCATGAGAGTTCGAATCCCTCCGGGTTGGTTCGGGAGTCCTATAACACTTCCGGTAATATAGGATAAAGCAAGCTCGGTTAGCTACTTTTTCTGGTTCCCAACCCACTTGTCCGCTTAGCTCAGTCGAACAGAGCAACTGCCTTCTAAGCAGTCGGTCGGGGGTTTGAATCCCTCAGCGGACGCCAGCGGGTATAGTGTAGTGGTAACACGAGAGTTTTCCAAACTCTAATCAGGGGATCGTACCCCCTTTCCCGCTTTTTCTCTTACCTTCCTGAACATGTCCACCCAACCACCCGCCAACCTAAACGAAGAAGGCCTCTCCTGCTGGAAGAAGTACGGATCCAACAGCATGCTGATGTCCCGACACTTCGTGTCATTCGATGCTTGGATAGAGTATAAAGATAACAAAGAACTTTCCTGGGTAAAATCTCGACTCCTTGAGGGGGTTGATACCCCCGAGTCTATTGATCCTGTATTTTTACGTAACCTTTGTAGGGTTCTGAATAGAATCGAAGAAGACATATCTGAACTTGATCGCAGATTCCGGTGATAGCATAGGTAGGGGATATTACCCCCCCACCCGAATCGTGATGAAAGAACCTAGCCCCCAATCCGTAGAACTCTGGAACTCCCGTATCGCCCTTCTCGGCCTCGTAGCCGCTCTAGGCGCTTACGCCGTAACCGGTCAAATCATCCCAGGGATCTGGTGAAGCACTCACGCTTCTGTTGAAAGCTAGTTGATATGTTCAACTAACCAGGAAGCCTTGTGCCTCTTTTTAAGAACCGGAATCCGCAATACGAAGTGAGAGTTTCCCTGCTCGAGGAAAGACTTCAGGCCTATGACGAAGTCAGTAGGCAAATGCTTGCAAAGCTCGAGCAAGCAGTCGAAAAAATCTCTGAGTCTACCAGGGATATTTCGCAAATCCTTATCCGCCACGAGGAACGCATCGACCGTACAACCGAGGCAAGTAATGCCCTCATCCAGCTACTAAATAAGACAGAGCATGACGTCCGGGAAAAGATTCAGGACGAGTCTAAGGTCTTGTCAAGACGTATTAATGACATCTCCGAACACCTGGAGACGAACAGAAAATCGATCGAAGAGTTAAAAAAGACCCGGTGGGTATGGGTTGGCATTATTACCGCTACGTCATTTTTTGCCAGTCAGTTAAACATATTTGACAATATTCTTCAGAACAGGGATGGCTATAGGGACAGAAATACTATCGGGTATGTGAGGGGGAAATGAGAGGGAGTAGGATCGTCTGTGGTGACGGTCAAATCTACACCATTGTCCATACAATCGTTGACTTTATCGGGTTCTACGCCGTCTGGGTCGTTAAACGAGGTTCTAGCTACAGAGTTATCGACTCCCGACGTTGTCGGATTCTCCCCTAACACCATGCTTTCCACCGCTTACCGTCTAAGGCTAGAAACGATTTGTGGCAACATCACCAGCGGGTCTGAAGTTTCTCTCTCCGACATGGTCTGGGCAGAAAAATTAGCAAAAGCGAACAGAACGGCTGCGACGATGATGAGACAAGCGAGACGGAGAGCGGAGAATCCCGATATGCCCGAGGGAGGTCTAGACGACTTCCTGAATCAGCTTGATATCGGCGGTACGGGTCATGAGTCCAAGGGGATCCGCCGCTTCGAGACCGTAGATGAGATTGCCGATTTCTTCCGACGTGAGAACACTGACGATTGGCGACAGCGGGACTAGGTCGTGCTACTGTACGAACAGTCCATCGCTCTGACGTTTTGAAAATCTCTGTAAAATCCCTATGGGATCTGTTCTGTTTTCCCGTCCGTTTATCCGTTTCAGAAAAGTTCGCCCTGTACTGTAAGGAGAATCCGTGGGCACCGGAAGCGAGAATTTACGATCTGTGAGGGGACCTTACGCGTTTGTAGGGGATTTGCACGGGCGAGTAGGTCTACTCGATCTCATTCTGAGTCGTGATCCAAAACGCAAGTACCATTACGTGTTTATGGGCGATGTAATTCACCACAAACCGTTTTTTAAACATAACAAGAGAACTTCGCCAATCCGAATGCTCCGTGCCATATCCGATCTAATCGGGGAGGGACGCGCAACCCTCCTGCTAGGAAATAACGAAAACTACATACTCCGGAGTTTAATTCTGCCCGAGCAGGAGATTAAAAAGAAAGAGGTAAAGTATACATTAAAATGCCTTAAGGAGGTGAGTTTGGACGAAAGACTAAAATTCGTTAACATGATGTCTAACGCACCCCTCTCTCTCGAGCTGGAGGGGAAATTTCGTCTCGCTCACGCGTACTACCCCCACCCCGGGACCAATGTGTCTCGAGATACCTGCCTGCACGGCCCGGGTTATGTCTGGTTCAGAGACGACAATGTGTCCGACCGTCACAATCTCGATCCTGCTTACACCTACTTCTTCGGGCACTACGGACTCCCCTACTACCGGGAGAATATCCGCATCGTCGATGCGACGAGCCTCGAGGCGGCCGGAGTCTACTACTCAGACCGGGACGAGTTCATGGTATACTACTAAGGTGAAAGGTCTGTCCGCCTAATGTTTCAAAACTGCCTCGGTTACTCGGTCCTGCCCCCTGCGATGGCCCGAGCGGTCTTTGGAGACGCCGCAGTAGACGGTTATAAGCCGGATCTGTCCACGGTCCCCTCGATCACCGAGGAGATGGAGAGCTTTGGCGTGGAGTTCCCGATCAAGAATCCAGAGCAGTTAGTTGAGCTGCCGGAGTTCAAGTTGCCCCGCATCACCGGGAAGGACATTGCCGACCATTTCGACCGGATCGGTAAAGAAATCTTGTCAGAGAAAGTAGCTCTGCTGAAGGAGTTTGCGGATGTCGACCTAGTCGACCCACCGACCGAGACGGATATTGTCTACGAAACAGGCTGGACGAGGTACCGTCCGTTGCCGAACGGTAAATGGACTATCGAGAGTCTGGGGGACACGGGTCTGTCCGGCGTACCTATTGCCGTCTTCGACTGTGAGACCTTTGTCAAAGGGACGGAGTTCGGCCACCCCATCCTCGCCACCGTAGTCGGGCATGACGGCTCGTACTATGTCTGGATGCATGAATCGTTTGTCGATCCGGCCGTCCCATACACCCCGCAACTCGTCCCGCTTGGTACGAACAACACGCTCCTGATCGCCCATAACGTAGGGTTTGATAGGCAACGTACTCTGGAGTCTTACGACCTACGGCATGATCCGTTTCATCCGGATTCGCCTCACGGGAACTTATGGTTCGATACAATGTCCGCCCACATCAACGTTAGTGGTTTGGCATCGGATCAGAGGTTCTGGTACCAGTCATCCCAGACAACTCCCTCGTACAAGAAGGAGACTCCGCCGGCCTGGTCGGACAAGGGCTGCATGAACAACCTGATCGATGTGTATAACTTTCACTATATGCCCCTGGTACCACTAGAAAAAGAGACAAAAAAGACTCGTAATCTCTTCGTCGTTGCAGATTCGATGGAGGATTTTGTCCCTGATCGTGACAGGCTCGTAGCCTACGCCCTCAACGACGCGAAGATAACTTTCGAGCTGTACTCCGTCCTCGTCCTTAAATACCTGCAAGCCAATCCGTCTCTCACAACGCTATACGGGCATTTCGCACAGACCTCGTCGATTCTCCCTGTCACCCCGAGCTGGTACGGGTGGGTGGAGAATTGCGAAAAGGTCTGGGACGAATCGATCAGGAGGCAGGACGAACTCCTGAGCGAGTTGGCTCAACAGTTACTGGATGACTGGCGTAGCGACGATGTCGATACGGAGAACGATCCTTGGTTCAGTCAGCTTGACTGGGATGCGAATTACGCCCTGAAGAAAGATGGTAACCCTAAATCCCAGTGGTACGGGGTTCCGATGTGGTACAGGAAGAACGCTAAGTACGATAAAGAGACTAAGACGATTCGGCTTGAGCCTATTACGTCGAAAAGTCGTCTCAGCCACATCCTGCTCCGGCTTAAGTGGCGTGGTCAACCGATCACCTATGTCCCGGACAAGGGCTGGATGTTCAACAACCCCGAATCGGGTAAGCCGGAGAGGATTCCTCACCCCAACGGCGAGGGGGTCAATGTTGGCGGGGTTCTGAGCAAAGACTACCTGCCCGAGTTTGAGTCGGGCGTTCTGTCTAGCGACTTGCCACAGGCCCAGGAGCTGATCCGCCTCGCGGTCAAAGTGTCCTACTGGACCTCGGTCCGGAGCCGTGTCAAGTCGCAATTAGCCCGACCCGCGAACGACGCTAATCTGACCGTCATCGTGCCCCAGACCGTCCCCCACAACACCGCGACAAATCGGGCCGGTGAGCATCTGTGGCTGACGGTTCCTGACCCCAAGCCGGACAAGATCGGGACTGAGGTGAAGACTAGGGTCCAGGTTACATCCCCTTACACTTTTATCTCGTCCGATTATGACGGCCAGGAATCCGTCGTAGCCAGCATTTTTGCCGATAGTTACTACCAGATAGCCGGTAGCACGCAGTTCGGGCATAGCGTTCTGGCCGGGTCTAAAGACGATGGTACAGACATGCATAGTATGACGGCTAAGGCGATCGGGATTTCCCGAACTATCGCCAAGAACTGTAATTATGGCATGCTTTATGGTTCTGGCGTAAAGACGTTGGCTACGACTATCCGTAAGGGGAATAAGTCCATTAGCGTCGACGAAGCCAAGAAGATGGGTAAGACCCTGATCGAGAAGAAGAAGGGCTGGAAAGCGTCGGATATCTCCTCCAATCTGGTTGGGGGGAGCGATTCGCACGCCTACAACGAAATGGCCCGCATCGCTAATAGTAACGTCCCCCTCAACCCGTTAAGCCGGACGAAGATGTCGACGGCTTTCCGGCCCGCCTCTGTCAAGAACGAGTTCTTTACGATGCGGAATAACTGGGTGATCCAGTCTACGGGCAGCGCGATGCTGCATGCGTTTCTCACCGCTATGGAGCATTTGACTCGTCGTTACGGTGTCAAGGACGTCCGCTTCTGCATGTCCGTTCACGACAGCGTGCTGTACATGTGTAAGGAGGACGACGCTGATCTCGTTTCCGCCCTGTACCAGGTCGCCCACCTCTGGTCATGGGCCTGGCTCCGGTTTAATTACGGTATCTGCGAGATGCCCCATGCCAACGCCTGGTTCAGTAGCATCGAGGTCGACAAGGTGTTTCGGAAGTCGGCGACGGCGAGCACGGTGACCGTATCACAGCCCGTTCCCGAGCCGGATGGCCGTGCCCATACGATCTCTAGCCTGGTTCCTGTGCTAGATTCGTTAAGCGATAACTGACTGAACGGCCTCCCATGGACTTTGAACGAACCCAGAGCGTATTGGCCGAATCGGTAATATGTTCTAGTATTTGTGATATGAGCGAAAAGTTAAACTTTACGTACTTGGAAGGGTTCTTGAAGTATGTCGATCCGGACGAGGAAAATTCGGACTTCGAGGACGTCTTCTCCTTCCTGTACGATGTGCTGACTACGGACGGGGAAATGTCTGGGCGCGAAGCCATCTCCCTGCTCTGTAATGCTGTAGACTCTTTAACGTAGGGTTTGAGTCACCGCTGGGACGACAATCCCGTCGGAATAGGTAGGATGGCTTAGGGACTTCAACCCCTTAGTCAGCCTACTTTTTTATGGCGTGCTCGTTCCGTGCTAAGATGGTCCCGGGCCGGTCTCGTACCGTCCTAATCGCCTGACTTTCTCGATACGTCGTTTTCGTCAGTCGTCTCGACATTATCCTAACGGGGGTAATGACTGGTACGGAGATTATTCCCCGTCCTAGTTACCCCGTTACCGAGTTACTGTCGCTGTCCCTTGCAACACTAACATGCGTAAAACTCTATCACTAGCATTTGTTACAGCTTTGGGTCTTCTCGCCCTATCACCTGCCGCTAACGCAGTAGGTAGCCGGGTCTGCGGAGGCGCAAGCTTTTACGGAAGGGGTGACGGATTTGCCTGGCAAACCACTGCTAGCGGAGTCCCTATGGACCCTAACGCTATGACCACGGCCCACCGTTCGCTGCCATTTGGTACCCGTATTCAGGTAACCAATAACAGTAATGGTAAGTCCGTGATCGTACGTGTCACTGACCGAGGACCGTTTGTCGGAGGTCGTGTAGTCGACTTGTCCTACGGGGCATTTTCAGCTATCGCGGCACCGTCGACCGGAGTAACGAATGTCTGTTATACGAGACTAAGCTGATAGTCGGGGGGAGGAGGGAGTCATTCTTCCTCCCCTTTCTCGTCTTCAGCCACAGCATGCTGCTTATTAACCGATCCGAGCAGGTACTTAACCTTCGCCATGTCCACCATCAGGTCCTCGACAAAGCTGAGTACGGCATACTCTTCGGCGTCATCGGCTTTCTTATGAAGGCTTTTCATCGAATCGCATAGGTCCTCGGCTACATCGTACAGTTCCTCGGTCAGTTCCTCGGGCGTAGACCACTCCAGCTCAGGTACGCTGTGATAGATTTTAGCCGGGATCTCTACGCCGTATCCGCGAGCCAATTCCGCCGTACCATCAATCTTTTCCTCTACGATTTCGTAGACACGTTCGAATAGCAGGTGGAAGCTATAGAACTGGGGTCCGTCTACATTAAGATGACTAAGATGTGCCGCGCCAGCGAAGTTTCGCTGTGCTGTGAGTAGTTCGATGAAAGCGGATTCCATGGGAGAGAAGGGGGAGAGGGAGGGGTGAGGAGAAAAGCGGCTAGGAGACCGGCCCTTCATTATAGACCTTGTTCAGGGCAACTCCGATCGGCTGATAGGCCGAAGTAGTCGGCAGTGTGTTAGGAACTGTGCCGACTGAATTGCGCCATAGGCCCATCTCGATATTCAGTTTAAACCAGTCGGGGTATTCAGTACCTGCTTTGATCCCTTCTCTCGTACACTTCCATACTTTGTTAAGAGTTCCTGAAATTACTTTGGAGTTATCGATACTCCCGTCCGGCCTGATCGCGCTGATCGGTACGAACGTGTATGTGGCGTCGCCACTTCCCTCCAGACCGGTACACTGGACGGATAGATTGTCCCCAATCAGCCTGCCACAACGACCGTCCTCGACGACGTAGGTTTGGGTCGTATCAGGTCCGAGAGTTCGACGCCACACCGCTAAGCCGGTCTGCCTACCATCCGGCGTGACGAGGCATTTCCGGACGGGCAGGAAATCGCCGATACTTACCGGATCGAACGCGGCACAGGGCTGGGAGTAGAATCGGCCGTCGGTAATCAGGACTTCGATAGAGTAGGTCTGCTCATAAATGAACTGAGACGCTTCCTTCGTGACCTGGACGAATCTTTCCGACTCGAGTTCAAAGCCGGTTTGGAACTCCAGACCGGGAAGTTCTGGCACCCAGCCCGTTACGGAGTCGGCCAACAGATCGAGGATAGGTAGGCAGAACGAATGTCCTTCGCGCTGAGCCTGCTTCTGGACCAGTGTCAGTGTGTAGTTAACTCGCCGTGTACGGACGGTGGGGATGTATGCTCCCTTGTTGGGGTTGTTAGTATTCGCGCTGGTAAACGAGACGATGATCATCGCCTGCTCTGCGACCCTGCCGGACTGGTCGAGTTCCTCGGCTAGACGCAGTACTACCGCGCTCTGCCCTAGGGTCGAGTGAATCCGTCGATGCAACATGTTTTCAATCTCGAGCAGCATGGCGAAATATACCGTCCAAAAAGCTTTCAACGCGGTGAAAGCTTTAAGAAGAAGGGGAATTTGACATGTCGACTGATCGGATTTTTTGGGAGAACACTCTGGACTCGAAGTGGCGCTGTTACGTCTTAATGCAGACGGACACGTACGGGTACCTGAGGATGGAGGATATCGCTACGGGCCAGAGGGTGCTTGACCGGGAAGTCCCGGTCTCACGCTACTTCCGGACCGACGACATCATCGGTTGGGGGAATATCTGCATGATCGAGGCTCGGAGACTCGAGCGGTGAAGGGCCTGGAACACCACGTCAAGCAGTTACTGAAGCGCATGATGCAGGCCCAGGAGGTGACGGATCGCGAGAGGGCACGGAAGATCTTGCGGAAAGCCGAAAAGCACAGGGAGAAGCTGGAACGGGCCGGGAAGTGCTATGATACTGAGTGACGGATGACAGCCCCGCTGCCGGTGCCGTCCCGCTCTTTCAGGGCGGTAAGGGGGCCCTTTCCTCGAGTGTGACCCAGCGTCGTACTTCCCGGGCCCTCAGGCAGTTGGCGTTGGATTGCGCCAGGTAGATAGCCTGGAGAACTAGGTTCGAATCCTAGAACTGCCCTTTACCCCTCCCCCTCCCGATAGTGACTTTACTACTCGTCATCCAGGTCTCCCTGGCCGTCTTCGGTATGTGCCTGGCCGCTTAAAAGAGGAAATGACAGCAGCAAGACGTCGCCGACAAAAGCTATGAGCCTCATCGAACCTCGCCTCTCCGAGCAGGTCCGGATCCTCGCCATGTCGTCTTCGTCTCGCTGGAGAGTTGGCTGTGTCCTGCTGAGAAGGGGCAGGGTGGTGGTCAGCACCACTAACGTCGAGGGCAAGACGCATCCCCGGCAATCCGAACTCGCCGGGAGGGTCGGACAGCCCTACCGCCGCTCCCTGCACGCCGAGCTCAGAGCGTTGCTGAAGGCCAGGGTAGAGGTCGATACGTTGGTCGTGGGACGTGTCAACAGCCGTAACGAACTATGCCTGTCTAAACCCTGCCCCGTGTGCCAGCTTGCCCTGCTCGAGGCGGGCATTACCGACGTCTATTACTCTATCGATGGGGGTGGGTGGGAGTCCCTCGGGCCTTAAAATTCTCCGCCAGACACGAAGTCCAGGAGCTCCCACAATCCCGTGGTGTAGTTATACGCCAGGATATCTCCGGGCTGCGGAGACCGGGTAAAGTTTACATCGGCGAGATCGCGAAGTTTCCTGGTCGCCTCGAGATTGATAATGTACTGACGAAGTTCGCTGGCCGTCTGCTTGTACGGAGTGGAGTCGGGAAATACTCCGAACGACGAAATAGTCAGCCCGAGAAGTCCGCTACTGTTATAGCTGCAGGCGCTACTGCTCGCGTTAGGTACGATGGTCAGGAGGCCAGAGCCGCCCGGCTGAGCAGGATTGAAGGGGTCGTAGCCGTAAGGTTGATTTAGGGACATGGTGGATTAGAAGCTATCGGCTTCCTGCAGGCCGCCGGTTGTGAAGTCCCCGTCACTGTCTTCAACGACAAGGACGTCTCCTTCGGCGGGTGTGGCAGCGTTTTGGGTGTCGGCGAACGAGGCGACGTCGCGAGTAGTTTCCAGGTCGTCGAACAGCTTATTGACTTCGAGAGCGCTGTCACCGATCAGGGTCACGTTATTGCGGTCGAGAGAGCCGCTGGGTTCACGGCTCGTCACGTTGTCGATAACGACGGCACCTTTCCGTTTGTACGGGTTCCAACGATTGTTCGTGGACCAACGCATCTCCCAGCGGGCCAGTGAGGTATCCGTAAGTGCCCGTTCCCTTTGCGTGTTAGACATTGTCATCGAACACGCACTACTCCAGTAGCGATAGGCCTCTTGCCACTTCAGGCCGGATGAGGGAGATGATTTGCTTGCCCAGAGCTCGAGTTGCTTCAGGGCGGCCTCTGCCGCGTCGATGACCTGTTGTCGAGGACGGAGGGTGTCGAGATACCAGCGAGCTATTGTGGCCTGTGTACGGCGGTATGAGCCGGCGATAAGCAGTTTTCCTTGCGGCGGGGCTGTCTCCGCGTAGTTGTTTACGAGTAAGGCGGCGTCGTTCAGGGCGACCTGAATTCGTTGATGGTTTATATTATTAGCTGTCGGATCTTCGAGCCGAGAGAGCTCGAGGGCTTCGTTAAATCCGAAAATTTCGATGAAATAGTCGACGGTGGCAGGCTCGCAGTTGTTGGCTACGCCAAAAGAGTCTGGGGGTGGTGTGTACGCCATTAAACCACGCTAAGCTTCTATAGAGCTTTCAACAGACTAAGTCCTCTGTTGAGCTTTTGTTTAGTTGATAGATATGTTAGAATGACTTGTGCCCTATTTCTAGGGGGGGGGAGGAGATGGCTACAGTAAAACTCGTGTGGTACACTTACGTGTCTTATGAAATCCCAGGGAGATTATATATTGGTTACAGGAAATGTCCCCTAAACGAAACGCCAGAGACTGACTCATATCTTGGATCGTACAGGGACAAATCCTTTAGACCCGTCGGTAAAGTTATTTTAGGTATTTATGACTCTAGAGAAGAAGCTTTAGAAGCTGAGATAGAGCTTCATAGGATTAATAATGTTGCAAAAAATCCCCTGTTTGCTAATAAATCCCGTCAAACTAGCACAGGTTTTTCTTATTACCGGTCGGGAAAAAAACTTACAGAGCATCATAGAAAAAACATTTCACAATCTGCATTAGGAGTTAATAACCATAATTACAAACCAAGACACTGGTATCATAATACTTATGGTGAATTTATAGGTTCTGTGGCAGATCTGGCAAGGGAGTTTCCAGATCAAAATCTCAGTCAGGGGAATTTAAGCCAGGTTGCTTTAGACAGGTTTTCTCATTATAAGGGGTGGAGACTCTTAGAGA